ACAGGAAGCACTTAATATGTATTTTCAAACTGGTAGTATAGTTGGTAGATCGTTAACGCAGGATGGTGACCCTAACAGAGCTAGAGTGCCAATTCAAGAATTACAAACATCGTCAGGTATGAGCAAGATACAAGCGCTTATACAAACTTATCAGTATTACTTACAAATGATAAGAGACGTCACTGGACTTAATGAAGCTAGAGATGGTAGTCAACCAGCTAAAGATTCTCTAGTTGGTCTACAGAAATTAGCAGCTGCTGCTTCAAATACAGCTACAAAACATATATTACAGTCTTTAATGTATGTAACTGTAAGAGTGTGTGAGAATATAAGTTTAAGAGCGGCAGATATGTTAAACTTCCCTTTAACTAAAAATGCTTTAATGAATTCTATTAGTAGTTTCAATGTAGATACATTAGAACAAATAGAAAAACTAAACATGCATGAGTTTGGTATATTCTTAGAATTAGAGCCTGATGAAGAGGAAAAGCAAATGCTAGAGAGAAATATACAAATAGCATTACAAACTGGAGGTATAGATCTTGAAGATGTTATAGATTTGAGAGAAATATCTAATATTAAGTTAGCTAACCAAATGCTTAAAATAAAACGTAAGCAAAAAATAGAAGCTGACAGACAAGCTCAAATGCAGAACATACAAGCTCAAGCTCAAGCAAACGCTGAGGGTGCTGAAAAAGCTGCAATGGCTGAGGTTCAAAAACAACAAGCACTTGCTCAAACAACACTTCAGATCGAACAAGGGAAGTCTCAATTTGAAATGCAAAGAATGCAGACCGAAGCTCAAATCAAAAAAGAGCTTATGGCTGAAGAATTTAATTACAATATTCAGTTAGCTAAAGCAAGAGCTGATGCTGAGAAAATGAAAGAAAAAGATATAGAAGATCGTAAAGACGAAAGAACTAGAATACAAGCTACACAACAATCAGAGCTTATAGCGCAGCGTAAAAACGATGAATTACCTAAGAATTTTGAGTCATCAGGTTTTGACTCACTAGGTGGATTTGGATTAGAACAATTCGAGCCTAGATAAATAAAACTTTATTAATTTTATATTATTATATTATGTCAGAACAAACAGTAAAACAAGAGGGTGAGTTTAAATTAAAAAAGAAAACCACTCCAAAGAAATTATCAACACCAACGGACAATGTTACTAAGGTTAATATCAAAGAACCTCTTATTGAAACAGAGCCAGAAATTACAAAAGTTGTAATCAAAAAAGAAGACAATGCCATTCAAACACAAGCGACAGATGATAGCGATGCTGTTATCAAAAAACCCGAAGACAGTGCAGACAGCGAGGCAGTGGTTAAAGAAGTACGGAAGCCCGAAGAAACAATAGATTCGCCAATACAACTAGTGAATGACGATGAAGATGAAGAAGAGGCTAAAAAAATAACTACTGAGTATAAGGAAGCTGTAAGAGACGAAAAAGTACTAGGTAAGCCTTTACCTGAAAATATCGAGAAGCTTGTTACTTTTATGGAGGAAACCGGTGGAGATATAAACGACTATGTTAGATTGAATGCAGATTATTCAAACATAGATAATGATACATTACTTAAAGAGTATTACAAACAAACAAAACCTTATTTAGAAGGTGATGATTTAGATCTATTGCTAGAAGATTTTTCTTATGATGAAGATATTGATGAGCAAAGAGATATACGCAAGAAGAAACTTGCATACAAAGAAGAAGTTGCAAAAGCTAGAAACTTTTTAGAGGAAACTAAGAGTAAATATTACGATGAGATCAAGTTGAGACCAGGCGTAACTCAGGACCAACAAAAAGCTATGGACTTTTTTAACAGATATAACGAAGAGCAGAAAGCTGGTAAAGAAAAACACTCGGATTTTATAAAACGTACTAACGAGCTATTAACTGATGATTTCAAAGGTTTTGATTTCAATGTTGGTGAAAGCAAGTTTAGGTACAGCGTAAAAAATCCACGAAAGGTAGCAGAAGCACAATCTGACATCTCTAACTTCATTGGGACGTTCCTAAATGAAAAAGGAGAGGTTAAAGATACTAAAGGTTACCACAAAGCTTTATACGCTGCTAGAAACGCTGATACGATAGCACAACATTTTTACGAGCAAGGCAAGGCCGACGCTGTTAGAGATGTTATGGTTAAATCAAAAAACATTTCAACTGAACCTAGAAAAACTAGTAGTGGTGAAGTGTTTATAAATGGTTTAAAAGTTAAGGCTATTTCTGGTGCTGATTCTTCAAAATTAAAGATAAAAACTAGAAAATTTAACTAACAAAATTAAACAAAAATGAGTTTAACTCCACAATTTGGTTCATTGAAACCATCTCAAAAACAAGAGATTTTAGATAGCAATTATTTAAAATTTAACGACGGTGCTGCTGGAACAGACACTTTCGCACAACAATACTTACCAGAGATCTACGAACAAGAAGTAGAGCGTTACGGAAACAGAACTTTATCTGGATTCTTAAGAATGGTAGGAGCTGAAATGCCAATGACTTCTGATCAGGTAATTTGGTCTGAGCAAAATAGATTACATATTTCTTATGAAGGATGTACTAGTGGTGTATCAGGAACAACAAGTACAATTACTATTCCAGTAAATTTAACACCAGCTGATCCTAAAGATTATGTTGCAAACGTTGTATCTCCTGGAGCTACTATCGTTGCTATGGATTCAACTGGTTTTGAAATTAAAGCTGTTGTAATTTCATCTAATTTACAAACTGGAGCTTTAGTAGTAAGTCCTTATACTGCTGCAACTATCGCAGGTTTAGCTACTACAGGTGTAAAGATATTTGTATTTGGATCTGAATATGGAAAAGGTTCAAACACACCTAACTCTACTATAACAGCTACTACTAATGCTAATGTTGACGGATACGTATCTGTAGATCCTTCTTTCACTCAATTCTCTAACTCACCAATCATCATCAGAAACAAATACGTTGTAAACGGATCTGATATGGCTCAAATCGGTTGGGTAGAAGTTGCTACTGAAGACGGAACATCTGGATATTTATGGTACTTAAAAGCTGAGTCTGAGACTAGACTACGTTTTGAAGATTACTTAGAAATGTCTGTAGTAGAAGGAGAAAAAGCCACAGGAACTGGAACTGGATCTGCTGCTGCTGCTGGATATAAAGGTACTCAAGGTTTATTTGCTGCTATCGAAGATAGAGGTAACGTAAACGTAGGATTCACTGCTTCTGCAGGTCTTGATACTTTTGATGACATCTTGAAAAACTTAGATACTCAAGGAGCTATTGAAGAGAACATGCTATTCTTACAAAGACAAACGTCTTTAGATTTTGATGATATGTTAGCTGCAATTTCTGGAGGTGCTCAAGGTGGTACTGCTTATGGATTATTCGAAAACTCTGAAGAAATGGCATTGAACTTAGGTTTCTCTGGATTCAGAAGAGGTTCTTATGACTTCTATAAGACTGACTGGAAATACTTAAACGATGCTTCTACTCGTGGAGCTATGACTGGAACTTCTTCTATCGAAGGTGTATTAGTACCAGCTGGAACTTCTACGGTTTACGATCAAGTATTAGGTACAAACATCAGACGTCCTTTCTTACACGTAAGATATAGAGCTTCTCAAGCAAATGACAGAAGAATGAAGCAATGGGTAACTGGTTCTGCCGGTGGAGCTGCTACATCTGATCTAGATGCTATGGAAGTAAACTTCTTATCTGAAAGATGTTTATGTGTACAAGGTGCTAACAACTTTGTATTATTCAAAGGTGTGTAATCACTAAATAACAAATGTAATTCTTACCCTCGTAATAGCTACGGGGGTAATTATTACTCTTAAAAACTATTTAATTATATTATATTATGGCTGCAAAAAAAGCACCAGCAAAGAAAGTTGAGGTTGCTCCTCAGCAAGAAGTAGTAGTTAAAGCTGCTACAAAAGTACAACCAGCTAAACCAAGTTGGGAAATAAAAGATAGAACATATATATTAACTTCTAATAGATCACCAATAACATTTACAATACCTAGTAAGCATACTTCTAAACACGCTTTACTATATTTTGATAAAGAAAATGGTGAACAAAAAGAAATAAGATATGCAACAAACCAATCTTCTCCGTTTGTAAAAGAACAACAAGGAGAAGCTACTTTAGGTCACATTATATTTAAAGACGGCGCGTTGTTTGTTCCAAAAGAAAAACAAAATCTTCAAAAAGTATTATCTTTATATCACCCTTTGAAAAACAAGTTATACAAAGAGCTTGATCAGGTTGAAATAGCAGAAGACGAATTAGATATACTAGAGCTACAAATCGACGCTTTAAACGCTGCAAGAGGTATGGATATAGACCACGCTGAAGCAATATTAAGAGTTGAGTTAGGATCTAAGGTGTCTACGATGAGTTCTAAGGAGCTAAAAAGAGATTTACTATTGTTTGCTAAGATGAGTCCAGGTTTGTTCCTAGATTTAGCTAATGATGAAAATGTACAATTAAGGAATTTTGCAATACAAGCTACAGAGGCTAATATTATAAGATTATCAGATGATCAAAGATATTTCACTTGGGCTAGTAATGGTAGAAAACTAATGGAAGTTCCTTTCGATGAAAATCCATATTCAGCATTTGCATATTTCTTAAAAACAGATGAAGGTGTTGAAATTTATAAATCTATAGATAAAAAGATTAATTAACAGGTAATAATATATTGGGGCGGGTAAAACCGCTCCATATATTTAAATATAAAATAATGGCAATAAACGTAAACACTGTATATCAAACCGTTTTGTTAATACTAAATAAAGAGCAGCGTGGTTATATGACGCCTGTAGAGTATAACAGAATAGCTACACAATCTCAACTTGATATATTCGAGCAATACTTCGAAGATTTAAATCAGCAATTACGAGTGCCACAAGTCGATCTAGATTACTCAGATAGACAACTAAGCATAGACGAGAAGATATCTCCGTTTAAAACATTTGGAAACTGTACCTATAGTACTGGAACGTGGCAGTTACCAACCACAGATACTTACTCAAACACAATACTTTACGATGGTCAAGAACCTGGTGCTAACCAAGTTTCATTTTATAAGTTAGGTACTGTAACATACAACCCTGCAATTGGTCTTCCAGTAGAACTACAAAGACTACCGCGTATTGAATTTTACAATATTGAAAAATCTCCACTAACAGCGTCAACAAAAGACTTTCCTACTTATCTGTATGAAAATAAAAAACTATATGTTAGACCAACTAGTATAAATCAAGCTGGTGATATAACTGTTGACTTCTTAAGAAAACCTAAAAATATAGTATGGGCATTTACAACTGGAGCACAGGGTCAATACATATACGATTCTGCTAACTCTCAAAATTTTGAGCTTCAGGAGTCAGAACAAACTAGAATTATATTAAAAATACTACTATACGCTGGTATAATAATAAGAGATCCTCAAATCGTTCAAGCTGCTGCTAGCGAGGTACAACAAAACGAAATAAATCAAAAAAGCTAATAAGATATGCCTTTACCAAATGGTGGTTTAATAACCGAAAACAATAGACAATACTACGAAGGCGCTCAGAGTTTTACAGGTAATGTAGGTGGTACAGCTGGGCAAAGCTTTACTACAACTTTTGACACTAACTTAGTATTTTACTCAACTGTAACTACTGATCCTCAATACTCTTTAAACAACTTCAAGGTTTATGTTAGTCCAACAGGTGTTGGTGGAAGTTTTACAGAGGTTACAGCTTATACTGTATTAAACAATACTGTTACTATAACTGGAACTATACCTACTGAGGCTGTTGTAATTGTTCAGTTAAAAAGATTAGATGGCGGCGTGTATGGTAATACGGCTTCTGAAAAAGCTTATGGAAATACTACTGAAGATAACTATGGGTCTTATGGTTATATTAAATTAAACGATGTAATAAACAATTTTATTGCTGCATATGTTGGTAACGGTAAATTGATACCAAGCTGTAAAAGAACAGATATTATATTTCACGCTAAAAGAGCTATGCAAGAGTTTAGCTACGATACATTAAGAAGTATAAATTCTCAAGAATTAACAATACCTAATAACCTTAGTGTTATAATGCCTCAAGACTATGTAAATTATGTCAGCATGTCCTGGTATGATAGTCAAGGTATTGCTCATAAAATATATCCAACAAAACTAACTACAAATCCATACGAAACACCTGTACAAGATAGCGAAGGTCAACCTACTCAAGATGCTAATAGTAATAATATTGAGAGTACTTCAGTTGTAGAGGAAAGATGGAAAACTAATTTCTATAAAAATGATTTAAACGCAAACATTGATAATGCTTTTGCAAACGGTGTTTACGGTGCCGGTGCTAATTTTGGTTACGGTGGTGTTTATGGTTTAGATCCTCAATACGCAAACGCTAATGGTTGGTTCACTATAAATGATAGAGAAGGTAAATTTTCTTTCTCATCAAATCTTGTTGACAAACTAATAGTGTTAGAATATATATCAGACGGTTTATCTTCTAGCTTAGATACTAGAGTTCCTAAGATGGCTGAAGAAGCTATGTATGCTTATATATCACATGCTATAATATCTACTAGAATAAATCAACCAGAATATATAGTACAAAGACTTAAGAAAGAAAAGTCTGCAAAACTTAGAAATGCAAAGATAAGATTATCTAACATAAAACTTGATGAGATAATTCAAACTATGAGAGGTAAATCTAAATGGTTAAAACATTAAAATTAAATGGCTGAAGTTAAAAATGCTTTCATAAAATCCAAGATGAATAAAGACTTGGATTCTAGACTTATACCTAATGGTGAGTATAGGGATGCTAAGAATATACAAGTTAGTCGATCTCAAGGTGATGACGTTGGTGCTTTAGAAAATATATTTGGTAACGCTGTAGCTGTTAATGGTGATTTTGCTGCAGACGCTTCAGCTCCTAATATACAGTGTATAGGCTATGTTGTTGATGAGTCTAGTAATTCTGTATACTTGTTTTTTACTGACTACACTGATCCATATTTAGGTGATGTGTCTACGTATAGTACTAGCGCTAAAAATTTCGTTTATGTTTACAATACATTAAGCAATCAAACTACTAAATTACTAGAAGGTTCTTTTTTAAACTTTTCAACAAATAGACCTATAATAGGTGTTAATGTTTTAGAGAATCTACTATTTTGGACAGACAACAGAAACCAACCAAGAAAAATAAATATAAACCTGGCTTCTAGTAATGGTGTTTCTTACTACAATACTGAAGACAAAATATCTGTAGCTAAATACAATCCATATAATCCAATAAACTTGATTACGGCTAGTTCTCAAGCTGGAGCTATTATATTAAGCACTACAACTAGTAGCGCTATTACAGACAGCAATATTATACCCGTTAATAGTAACACAGGTATAGTTGTTGGTCTTGGTGTAACTGGTACTAATGTAAAAATAGGGACATTAGTTACAGCTGTAAATGGAAATAATATAACTGTTAATAAACCACAAACCTTAGCTAGTGGTGTTTCTATTGAATTTGTTGGTTTAGAAACTTCAATGTATGACGCCTCTAATGAACTACTACCTAGCGAAGCAGCTGCATTAACCGCGAGTGCTGTTACATCAGCTACTATTTTTAATATTGTTGGGCTTAAAGGTGCTATAAGTGCAGGCGCAGTAGTCACGGGAAAAGATGTTGCGCTTGGAACTACAGTGGTTGGTTATAGTTCAGGTTCATTACAGGTTAGTCAAGCACTAACACTAGAAGAAGGTACCCAGTTATTTTTTCAAGATATAAATCCTTATTATGAAAGCGATTTTCCAGGTGATCCTCAATTTTTAGAAGATAAATTCGTTAGGTTTAGTTATAGATTTAAGTTTATAGACGGTGAATATTCCATAATGGCTCCTTTTACGCAAGAGGCTTTTATACCTAAGCAAGATGGTTATTTCATAAATGATGATGAAAAACAGGCAGTAGTAAGTACTATTGTTGACTTTATGGAAAACAAAGTAAACAAAATAAATCTACAAATACCATTACCAACCGAAATAAACAACTTAACTTCAGAGTACTTAATAACTGACATAGATATAGTATATAAAGAGTCTGACTCAATAACTGTTCAAGTTATAGAAACTATACCTATATCAAGTATATCTGGAACAGATAGCACCTATGTATATACTTACTTATCTCAAAAGCCATATAAAACTTTACCTGGAGATGAAATCATTAGAGTATATGACAAAGTACCTGTTAAAGCTTTGGGTCAGGAGATCGTTAGTAATAGAGTTGTTTATAGTAATTTTCAAAATAAACACACTCCACCTAGTTTCATAGATTATCAGGTAAATGCATCTCAAAAACAAGGTGTTGGCACAACTGGTTCAGCTAATTCTACTGTAGAATACCCAAACCATAGTGTAAAAGAAAATAGAAATTATCAAGTAGGTATTGTTTTATCTGATAAATTCGGTAGACAATCTACTGTTATATTGTCAAATAATACAAGTAGTGTTACTGGAGGATTTGGTGCTGATACTATATATCTACCATATAGAAGTATTAATGATTCTATTGATTTTTTAGGTAATTCTATAAAGACAAGATTTAACACAGTGCTTAGTGGTATTGGTATAGATAAAGACGAAAAAAGTGGTACACCTGGTTTATATAATGGAGATGTAAGTGATGATAATTATAATCCGTTAGGTTGGTATTCATATAAAATAGTTGTAAAACAAACAGAACAAGAATACTATAACGTTTACGTTGGTGGCGCTATGAAAGGTCAACCTTACTGGACTAATGGTAATCCACCTGTTACTACTTCAGTAAATCCTTTAGATCAAAACGCCACGTTTATAGTGTTATTAAATGATAATATAAACAAAGTACCTAGAGATTTAACAGAGGTTGGCGCGCAAGACAAGCAATTTAGAAGTTCTGTTCAGTTATTTGGTAGAGTAGAAAACACTGGAATCCAATACTACAACACAGCTAATAAACAATATTTTCCACGTAGAAAGTCTTTTACTGTTAACCAAATAGAGGATTTATTTGATTCTTTTGATGTTTTACAATTTAAAGGAGGCGGTACAGATGTTGTGCCAGTAACGAGCACTAATAGTCCTTTCTACGCTTTTTTTAGATCTGAATCAAATCCATTTATGGCTGAATTTGTAACATCTACAACCATAGAAGATCAATTTGGTATAGTTAACAATGGCTACGTAAATCAAAGCACTGTTTATTATAGATTTGAAAATCTTAATGTTTTCGAAACAAAACCCACTATTTCTAGATTAGATATATACTGGGAAACCTCAACAGCCGGTTTAATATCTGACTTAAATATTGCTATTGGTGCAGGTGCGCAAGCTTCACAGATAAATGGCTGGACTTATAACCATAATGAATCTATGGCTCCAGGTTCTGACATAACTAGTAATTTCACATTTCAAGACGTTTTAGGTGACGACTTCACAAGTATACATGACGTAAGTATGACTGTAACTAATGATGCGGGTGAAAATGTAACTTCTAAATTCAACCTAATTAGAAACTCACCTCCAACTGGTAATTCTTTTAAAATACAAACCGCCGCTGGCGAGTTTTTTTACTATAGCACTAATAATCTTAAAAATATATTTAATTTTGTGTTTTCGGTAACTATAAATAGTGGAGACACTCCTAATACAGTTTCTAAAAATAATCAACCATTAACTAATATAGTTCCATCTATAACTTACCAAACTTCAAACGATCCTTATATAGATGCAGTTGAAGGACAAGGTATAATTATTCCAACTATAACAGGTTTAAACGGATCAGCTGACACAAGTTTAAATACTAGCGGGTTAACCTACTATATAGTTAGTCAATCTGGTCCTGGTGATTTTGAAATAGGTTCAGATGGCACATCTGTTATTAATACTGATGGAACCGCTTTTACTGGAAATGCGTACGACAGTCAGTTTATATTAGGAATACAAGACAATGGAAACCCAACAAACCTAATTGCAAGTAAAAGATTTTTTGTTAAATTTAGTTTGTTACTACCTTAAAGTAATTTACGCAATAAACAAGTAATAATAAAACGATGGCAGCGACTATAGAAATAAAATATTTCAACTCTTTTCTACTAAAAAAGAGTGTAGCTCAAACAACTAATGAATCAAATGTTAGCGTGTTTACACCTGCGTGGAATGGTTCTACTGGAGTGCCTAGTGGTGTTACTGGTTCTTACCCAGTAATAAGTAACGAAATTCAGTCAGGTACTTTTACTCCTACCCCACCACCATCAATAGCTCCAATACCTTTTACTAGTTGGTTTATTGAAGAGTCTAGAATTAGAGGTGGTTATAATAATACAAACGTTTCTTACGGTGTTAAAGCTTATTTAGTTGAAGAAGAGCCAAAATCTTCAATCAGATCAAACTCTTTAATATATTCTGGGATTTTTAACTCTAGAACTGGAGTAAATGATACTAATGTTTTTAGTGTTGGTCAAGATATAACTAAATCTGTAGATCCCGCAAACGGTGGTATACAAAAACTATATGCTGAAGACACTAACTTAATAGTATTTCAAGAAAGAAAAGTAAATAGAGCTTTAATAGATAAAGATGCAATATATTCAGCTGAAGGAGGTGGTAGTGTTACTTCATCTAATCTAGTTATAGGACAGATAATACCTTATGCTGGTAACTTTGGTATAAGTAAAAACCCAGAAAGCTTTGCTGTATACGGTTATAGAAAGTACTTTACAGATAAAGATAGAAATGCTGTTTTAAGATTATCTATGGACGGTATTACTGAAATATCTAACTATGGTATGGTTGATTACTTCAGAGATGAATTATCAGCATTAGATGGTGTTTCATCAGCTGGTAAGGCTGTTGGAGCTTGGGATATATACAATAAGCAATATGTTTTAAGTCTGCAAAATCAAAGACAAGTAGCTGAGTCTCAGACAAATAATGCGGTTAGTAACAGTAGAATAATATCTGTAAATTCTGTTGATAATATAGTACCTGGTTTAAATGTTTATGGCACAGGTGTTCAACGTAATACAATAGTGGCTAGCGTAGACGCAGCTAATTTAAATATAGTAGTTAATAAAAACCAAACAATAAGTAATAACACTAATTTAAACTTTACCAGCTATAACACATTGTCCTTTGACGAAGCTGTATTAGGTTGGACTAGTCTATTTGATTATGAGCCAGAACAAGCTTTTAGCTTAGGTAGTAATTACTACTCAGTGAAAGACGGTAAGCTTTGGCAGCACTATAGTACTTCAGTGAGTAGAAATAATTTATACGGAGTGCAGTACGATTCAACTGTACAATTCATATTCAACCCAAGCCCTAGTACATCAAAAGTATTTAAAACTGTTAATTACGAAGGCTCTAATGGTTGGGAAGTACCAAGCTTTAATGCTGCTAGAAGTTTTGAGCTAAATGACACGGCTAAACCTGTTTTAAGTTTTGACGATGGAGCATATACAGATCCAACATATGGAGTACAGGTACATGCTGGTTTTAATAAAAAAGAAGGTAAGTATTACGCTAATCTAGTTAACTCTAGTCCGGCTACAACTGGAGAGGTTGTGTTTGGTGCTAGTATGACTGGTGTTAAAGGTTATTATTCAACAGTTACAATAAAATCAGATAGTGATAACAGAAGTTTACCACTAGAATTATTTGCAGTGTCGTCAGATTATGTGACATCTGCTTACTAAATAAAATTAAATGCAATTAAACACTAGAAAATTAAAAGAGAGCGACTGGGAAACCTTATGTTCTTGGTGGGACGAGTGGCCTGAATGGCAAAATCCACCTAGAGATTTTTTACCTGATAACGGTAAAGGAGGTTTAATGGTTGAAAAAGACGTGCCTATTGT